AGAAATGACCGGTTGCTGTTTGAATCCTCGACACGTACACCGTCTTTGATCGAGCCACCCTTGTCGATAGCCTTTACATGGGCTGCGTCTTTACCGTCACCCTTACTTAGCTTGCCTTCTTTCGTTAACTTTCTACGGGCTTTGTTACGTTCGGCACGTTCTTTAATATGCTCGGGTTTACCCTGATATGTGGCATATTCTTGTTTGTAGTCACGGGGTTTGGTCATTTTCTTTTCCTTTGATGTACACATGTATCCACAGGGCAAAAACCGCACAGTGGACCTGAAACTGGATTCCAGACCTTATTGTGTAACGCCGCTTCAAGACGGTCAAGCTCGGGCTTCATAGCCTCTAGGTACTTAGTCTTGTAGAAGCTGTGATGCTCTTTCTTAATAAACTCACCGCTCACCACAAACGCCAACGCTGACTTAATTTCAATTACATGGGGGAAGTGCAGAAACACACCTGCCGCCAACAGATCAAGCTGCTTAGTGTCTGCATACTTAGCGTTTTTACTGGTCTTGTAGTCAGCTAGGTAAGCCAAGCCACCGTCAATGATCACCAAGTCGGCAATGCCATGCCACCAGTAGTTAGGTGCGTCAAACTTGCAAGCTACGAATTTGCCTTTGTGTATAGCAATGCCCATCTCAAGCTCACAGTGCTTTTCACCCTTGATGTTTTTAAACGCCTCAAGTATCGGGCGCATGTAGGCAAACTTTTCAGGCACATCCACACCATCACGGATGTATTCTTCTGCTGCCGTATGCACAAGTGTGCCGTAGTGCGCGGCTTCACCTGCCTCATCAACAACGTCTTTGGCAATCTTCAAGTGGTAGTACTTCTTCGGGCATTGCTGAAACGTCTTTAGGCTGCTGTACGACCATTGAACGCTCATTTTCCCGCCGTCTCAATTAGTTTTTGTAAGTAGTGCTGTGCTTTAAGCAAGTCAGCCATGCCACCCTTCTTCTTGTACCTACTGACGTACTTGATGATGTTGCCTTCCAGATAGCCAAGGTCATTTGCAATGATGAAGTCCCAAGGCTGAATCTCAGTCTTATAGTGGTCGCCACCAACCTGCACAGCGTTTGCATCTTGTGTTGTCATGTCGTTAACTGTTAGTGGCGGGTACATTTGCTGACCTCTTACGTTTAGGTTTAATAGCTGTAATGCCTTCTTCAGGTTCAGATACGGATTCAGCGTACTTCGCCTCAATCATTGCGTTTGCTAAGATATAACAATATTCAGCTACATACTTTTCGCCGTTGTTGGTTAATAAACTGCCACCTTCATCTGCAAGCAACCCCTGCAACGCCAACCCTGCAAACAAATCTCTTAGGTCTTCATCGTTCATTTTGTTTTAACCCCTGTACAGCTTCGGCAAGTTCTCGTATGGCATACCCAATATCTTGTGTTGGGCGATCCAAAGAAGCAATACTCTCAGCTATGCTTTCTAAACCTCTTTCTAATGCCGCAGCAATTTCTTGTAAACCCTCTTTGCTGTGCATTGCGTGACCTTCTATTGCGCCTACACCATTAGTAAGAGCGTCACCGTTACCCAAATGGTAAGCAGCTTTTATAATTGCCTGTGCTATGTCGTCATATTGTTCTTTCATTTACTTTCTCCTTGGTTAAGTTCTTCTGTGCGTTCAGCGTACACCTGACCAAACAATTGGTTCAGCCCGGGCAACAACTCTTTGAGTAACTGCGCACGACTAATCGCCCCGCCTTTGCGCTGTAAGTCAGACGCCGTAAGTAACCGCTGCATCACTTCTTTGTTGAAAGTCCTTGGGCGTAATATTCTTCTTTCGGGGGCTTCAAGTTGTACATCATGCGATGTCAACAAATCAGTCCAACGCCCAAAATCAATAAACTCTTTAGGGTTAGTTTTCCTGCGCTCAAGCAGTAGCGCAACGCCTTTATTTATTCTCATGCATACTCCTTAACAATTGCGCTGTCATAGCCTCTTTAGTTTTTTGCATAGCCTTGGCTAATTCTTTTGTATAGTCTTTCGACACTTGACGCATTGGGTCATGCTCACCTTGAAGCAACTCATTCATAACCGCGTTAGTAAAGCTTTCGCCTTTTTTACCGGTTGGGTAAGTACGTGCGTCATTTAGGTTAACTTTGTAATCTCTACACAAAACACTCCACCGACTAAGTTCATATCGCTCAAAAGAAGGCACAAACTCGTGGATGTGCGTTTCACGCCTCGCCAACAATAATTCAACGCCCTTGTTCATCAGCACTCTCCGTAGCTTTTACCAACACCGCTTTCGCAATTCAACGGCAGCTCTTTTGCCCACTCAGGGCGTATGCGCATACACATCTCAACGTACTCTTGTGCGGTCACGGCTTCATCTTCAGGTGCAACGATTGCAATCGCATCATGCACAGTCATTACCACTTTGTACTTCTTCGCTATGCGTAGCATCTGCTCACCAATAATCGTGCGAGCTAAGCCCTGACACAGGTTCTCTACAACCTTACCGCCGTATATCTTGTTGGGTATGACTGCCTTACCACGCTTGGTGTCGTATACATACTCGTCTTTACCATCTTCTTTGGTTTGCTTACGCAAGTTTGGGTACTTAATGTGTAAGCCGTTAGGCATACGTATACCTTTCTTGCCATCGACAACGACTACACCCTCACGCCCAAGGTCACACGTTTTGTCCTCTGCGATAGCGTCAAGCGCACGACCTGCTTGCCTCCATAGCTTCGTAATTGATGGATATGTGTCGCGGTAAACTTGGATGATTCGAGCCGCTTCAGCTTCTTCAATGTCCACACCAAAAGTTTTGAGTTGCGTCTTAAACTTAATTGCACCCATGCCGTAGCCAGCACCAAGAATAGTGGTCTTGCCAACGAAGCGTTCTTCCTTAGTAATTTCTGATTCCGCCTTTCCATAGATTGCAGAAGCCATGATTTTGTATACATCTTTACCATCCTCAAATGCTTGCACTAAGTCATCTTGCCCCGCCAACCACGCCACCGTACGCGCCTCAATCTGCGATGAATCTGAGTCGATCATCATGTAGCCTTCAGGTGCATAGATAGCAAATTTAAGAGGCGACCCCCGCCCAAGGTTCTGCATATTCACTTTGTCATCGCCACCCCAACGCCCTGTGTGTGCTGCGTAGTAGCGTAAAGGGATCGGCAATTTACCACGGCTTGCAATACCAATTAACCGCTGAGTCCTTGTCTCTTCTTGCGTAGACTTAAGCCCTAGACGGGCCGCAACCAATGTCTGCACCGTTACACTTGGATGCTCAAGTAAATCTTTGAACCCCTCATCGGTTTTAGAAAATGCCCATGCTTCTTTTCCAGTAACGGGGCTTATCTTTCGTGGGGGGCTAACACCCAAAGACTTAAGCATATCTGCAAACTTATCGTTGCTCATCAACACATCACGGTTATCCATTCCCACATTTTTAAGCAACTGTGTTTTTATGTTTTGAATATCTGCTAGATGTGTAATTAAACGCATATGGTTTATCGCAAGCACCGGTTCGCTAAACATCCGTATGGTCAGATCAATGAGGCGTAGCTCAAGCGCAGGGAAGTCAGGCGACATGCAATCAAACAACTTGTACGTCAGCTCAACGTCGTTCACGCAATACTCCCCGTACTCAGCTAGGTCGTAGGGTGTGAAGTCTAGTCGATGCTTGCCCAACGCTTGCGCTACCGCAGTACCTTTCTGACCCAAACCATAATGCTGCGTAAGCTTGTCGAGGCTTCCACCCACTTCTGTACTGTGTATAGCCCTTGCCATACTAAGCGTATCAAGCCAACCGCGAGGGTGAATACCAAAATGCCAAGTAAGAATAGCGGCATCAAACATAGCATTATGAGCAAGTGCAAGATTGTCATCGAAGTCGAAACTTTCGAGAAATTCTTTGATCGCTGCGTCTGTGCCTGAGAACCATTGCGTTTCACCATCGTTCACCTTTACGCTTACGCCTATCACCTCAAACTCTTTACCTCGTACGTACTCTTCTGTAGTCAGCTTGCTCAGGCTATACGTCTGTGAGTAGTACGTTTCAAAATCAAGTGTGATGATGTTCATAGCTTAACCTGTGAAAGTACCGCTTTTCGTGAACGTATGTGTACCTTTTGGGGTCTTGACTATTACTGAGCCACCACCGCTTCCTGCCAATATTGTTAACGCCTCATGTGTCAAGCTTGCAGCGGTTATTAACTTTTTAGGGTGCCACATACTGTACAGTGCAGCACCAATTTCTTCTTCGCCCTCACGCACAAGCAACTCTTTCATTACGGCTTGAGTGAAGTCATCGCGCCTTTTATTTTCATGCCACTTGTTTAAGTCTGTCATGG